TTCTATCCAAACGGCAAAGGAAAATATTTACTGTTTGCTGATAATCCACATAATCTCTCAAATCAAGATTTAATATCAATATCTGGATTATCGACAACTGCATCAGATCTTGAAGGATTTTACAATGCAGGAATTGGTACAAATGTGTACAAAGTTGCTGGCACAGGCATCTCGACTAATGGAATTGGTACAGTTTCATTCACAGGATTAGTCACATACTTTAATCTGACTGGAAATCTCAATTTCCCAGACATTAGAGAAAATGATATCTTGGAAATTGGAACAGAGCAAGTAAAAGTTCTGAATGTAGATAATCGTTTATCAAGAGTTAGAGTTCTTAGATCTGTAAACGGTGTTGTTGGAGTTGCACATACGGTTGGAACAGCAGCAACTGTAACTCAAAGAAAACTTAGTATTGTTGCCGGATTTAAAACTGATATCGACTACAAGGTAAACAAACAACTGTACTTTAACCCAGTAGAGGTTGTTGGACTGGGTAGTACAGGAGGAGTTGGTATTGGAACCACGATCTTCTTTGATAATCCAGGAGTTGGAGCGACTTCAATTGTCATACCAACTAAAACACTCTTTATCAAAGATCATGGACTTGAGACTGGTGATATTGTAACATATTCCTCAAATGGCGGAATTGGAATCACCATGTGTGACAACCACGTCAATGCTGGAATAGGAACTACTATTGCGGATGGAACTAACCTGTTTGTTGCAAAAGTTGCTAATAACTTAATTGGATTAGCGACTGCTAGAGTTGGTCTTGGAAGCACTGGAATATTTGAAGGAGTGGTTGGTATTGACACTGTTACCACTTTGGGATTCATTGGACTTGGATCTGGTGTTTATCATAGTCTTAAGACCAATTATAGTGTTATAACAGGAGCTGTTAATAGAAACACAGTTACCGTCAGTACAGGCGAATCTCATGGAATTCATATTGGACATGACATTACTTTAGATGTTAATCCAGGAATCACTTCTGCGTTTAATATCTCTTATAATGACTACAATAGAAAGTTAATTGTAAATCCAAAATCTTACACTTCTACTGGGGTTAATACTTCTACAGGAGTAGTCACCATTGAGAATCATGGATTTACTAATGGACAAAAGATTGTTTATACTGAAAACAGTGCTAATCCTACAGAGGGACTTACAGACAACTCAATTTATTATCTCTCCATAATTGATAGTAACTCTTTTAGATTTTCTAATACATTTAATAATGCCATTATGGAAATTCCAACCACAGTTGGAATGGCAAGCACTGGTGGGGGTGGAACAATTAATCCAATTAACCCTCCATTAAAATTATACAGAGATTCTACGGTTACATTTAATTTAACCAGTTCTACTCTTTCACACGAAGTTCAGTCTACAAATTATCCTTCGTTTGAGTTTAATCTATACTCTGATAAAAACTTCACTAACAAGTATCTTGGAAAAATTAGTAATGGTAAGGATTATGATGTTCTTAGGTCCGGTACTGTAGGTGTTGATGGAATTGCTAAGGTCACATTAAAAGTTAATGAAGACACACCAGATACACTTTACTATAGACTTGATCCAACATATGAGAGTGATGAAGTTCCTGCAACAAAAACAGAAATTAATATTGATGATGAAGTTATTGAAAATAACACAGTTTCAATAACAAGAAGCACTTATAACGGTAAGTATAAGGTTAGTCGTACTGAACCAAACTCGTTTGGTTTTACCATAGGTCCAGTTCCTGAAAAGGCTTCATATATTTCATCAATTTCTTCTGCAGAAATAACATATGAGACAGATTGTACTCATACTGAGGGTTCAATCACAAAGATTGAAGTTGTTAACGGAGGACAAGGGTATCAATCTTTACCTGGTATCACTACAGTCTCCACTGCTAGAGGTACAGGTGTAATTTTAGAAGCAGAAAGTAATCAAATTGGCAAGATAACCAAAACTGCACTTAAGAGTATTGGATTTGATTTCCCATCTGATAAAACACTGAGACCATCAATTACTCTGCCAAATCTGATTAAGATTAGATCTTTAAAATCATTTGATGTTATCGGAATATCCTCTGGCGGAAGAGGATACTCTTCGGCACCTAGATTGATAGCATTTGACGGGAAGACAATGCAACGTCTTGCCGACGTAGACCTTGATTATGATCTTGGTGATGATAGAGTAACGATCTTGAAGAATACTAAAGGAATGAGTAATACTATTCCTACTATTCTACCAATTTACAATACTAACGGTTGCGGTATTAGCACTATCGGATTTAATACAATAACAAACCAAGTCACTGCTGAATTGTCAGTTGGATTTAGTGCATCTGATGAATTCCCAGTCGAAGTCGGTGATAAGGTGATGATTGAGAATATCAGCGTTGGTATTGGATCTACCGGAAAAGGATTTAACTCTTCTGATTATGGATATAAGTTGTTCCCAGTTATCTACGTAGATAAAAACCTTGGTGGAGTTGGAGCTACTTTTAGTTACAGTCTTGACGGATTGTTTGATAAGGATAAGGGTGAAATTGTTGGAGAGTTTGATAAGTTTAATTCTTCTGGAAGAGTTATTTCTGAAAGACATTTCCCTGTCTTTGATATTACACTTAAAGATAATGAATTCCTTGATGGAGAAGAAGTTAAGTCTGCTACAACCTCAGGAACTGTTGAGAGTTGGGATAAGAAGACTGGAACTTTAAGAGTTTCCACGTCTAAAAACTTTGTAGCAGGTGAAATAATCGAAGGTCTTGCTTCGTACACTCAAGGAGTTGCAGATCGTGTAACAACCTATGAGTCTGTTCTTAACACAGATTCATCATCAAGAGTTGTCAGAGGGTCTGTCACAGATTCTGGATTCCTTAATGCTAATCTGCAAAGAGTTCAGGATAGTTTCTACTATCAAAACTTCTCATATTCATTACGGTCAAGAATTGACTTTGATACTTGGAATGATGTTGTAAGTACAACAAACCACACAGCAGGATTTAAAAAATTCTCTGATTATCAGTTAGAAACACCTGCAGAATTCCAAGAAGTTCAGAGCAACTCAATGAGAGTTGGATTATCTACAGAACTTTCATATTTCACTGTTATTAATGATCTTTACAGTGTTGGAGATCTCAATTGTACTCATGATTTTGATCTTGCTTTAGAGAACTCACTTAACGCTAGTGGTAGTGTATTCTCTGATGAAATTATTTTCTCAAGCAGAATTCTAACAGACTTCTTCGAGTCATTTGGAAACAGAGCAGTTGATTTTGACGATGTTAGTAGTTTGTTCAATAGCAATCCAAGGGCAACTAGATTCCAACTGATTGATGAATTTAATGTTAGCAACAGCAGATTCCTGAAGTATTTCATCTACTTTAAAGATGAAAGGTTTGAAAGTGAAAGACAATTCCAAATTGTCAATATGATTCAGGATGGAAGATTTGCATACTTCAATAATTATGGAAGAATGTACAGTGTGGGCGAACTTGGAAGTTTCGACTTTAAGATTTCTGGAACCCAAGGATCCCTACAATTCTTCCCAAATAACTTTGCAATTAATGACTATCAACTAGTCAGCATGGCATATCATTTGGATGATAATGTTGTTGGTCTCGGAACTTCTATTGTATTGGGTAATGGCGCTGTAGATCTTCGTACTAGCAGCACCGAACTTCCTTCAGGTGGTGGAGTTAGAAGAACAATTGTATCAACTGCTGCAACAACTAGATCACTTAAGGTGATGTCTCTTGTTTCAGATCCAGCAACCAATGATCACGAATATAATGAACTGAATATTGTTCATGATGATACTGAAGTTAGTGTTACTGAATTTGGTAGATTGATGACCACTGATAATACCACTTCATTTAGTGGTACTGGATTTGGAACATACTATCCATACCTTGATGGTAGTCTGTTAAAGGTTGACTTCATACCAAGTGTTAGTGCTGCAATGACCTGCAACACAATGCAGATTGGTTTTGGTACTGAGGGTATATCTGGAATCAGTACTGAGCAAATGAAGCACGCTATTCTGGAGGGCCAATCAACAACAATTTCTGCATCTGGAACACCAGGTATTACAACTGTTGCTGAATATACTTCTCAGTATGATTCTGCATATTTCATGGTATCAATCACAGATACTACAAATGATACCTATGAAATGAGAGAAATTATTACTATTGATACTGATAGTAATGAAAACGGCACAGGAGAGATAGAAATCCAAGAATTTGGTATTGTAGAAACCGACACACCAATGCCGTATATAAGCGGACTTGGAACTTTCGGTGGAAGACTTAATTCTGGTGGTGGAGTTTCTCTAACCTTTACTCCAGAGGCAAATATTGCTGTTGATGTGAAGGTCTTTACTCAAGCATTAAGAATTGAGGATGACAGCAGAGATCAAAGAGACTTTGGTAATGGATTATTTGTTACAAATTATGCAAGGTATGAAGGAACAGAAAATGCTGTTAAGAAGACATTTACTCTAGAGCATAGATCAGCACCTATCTTTGAGAAATATTTCTTAGGAAATGATTCTGATATTGTTAGCATCAGTGCTAATACAATCACTCTTCCAAATCACTTCTTTGTTTCTGGAGAAAAAATTAGATACGACAGAAATGGAGGAATTACTTCTTCTGTTGGTATTGCTGAAACAAACTTTGCTGGACTTGGTAATACCACATTCTTACCAATTAACCAAGACATTTTTGCTATCAAAGTCACTGATGATAAGATTCAGCTTGCATCTTCTGCAGAAAATGCACTGAAGAAGATTCCTATTCCTATCGACATTACTAGTGTTGGAATTGGAACTTCGCACAGATTTAGTGCAACTAATCAAAATTCAAGATGTTTAGTGGCACTTGATAACTTGATCCAATCTCCAATTGTTTCTACTTCACAAACAACCGGACTTTCTACTAATGTTACCACAGTTGATAATATTATCAAGATAAGTGGCATACAATCATACTTTGGATCGGATCTCATTAAGATGGGTGATGAGATTATGAAGATTATGTCCGTTGGTGTCGGAAGCACAAATGCTGTCCGTGTTAGAAGAGGACAATTAGGAACACTCATTGGAACTGGAAACACTGGAGAACCAATTACTAAAGTTGTTGGAAACTATAATATTACTGATAGTGTCATTCACTTTGCTGAAGCACCTTACGGTCAAGTTCCGATTGGTAGCACAACAAATCCACCCGATGAAAGGGATTGGGAAGGTATCTCTGCAAGTTCCTCTTTCCAAGGAAGAATGTTTATGAGATCTGGTATTGAAGATACCACGACCGATACTTATCATACAAACTATCTCTTTGATAGTCTCTCAAATAAATTTGATGGTAATACCTCAGTATATACGCTGACTTCTGCTGGATCGTCTGATATTTCTGGAATTTCTACAGGAAATGGTATCATTCTAATTAATGATATCTTGCAAGGGCCTGGGTTTGCAAATAACTTTACCCTTGGCGAAAATGCTGGTATTACTACTATTGCATTTACCGGAACTGCATCTTCTACGACTACTGATGCTAATACATCTGGATTGCCTATTGGCGGTACTCTCCTTTCCATGGGTTCCACAGAAGGATTTGGTTATCAACCACTCGTCTCTGCCGGTGCAACTGCTAAGGTTACTAATGTAGGAGTTCTTACGGATGTTGCAATCGGTAACACTGGATCTGGATATAGAGTTGCTGAAAAGTACGAATTCCTTGTTGATACAAATGAATTTGTAGGAATTGGATCTACTGAGATATTCCTTCCAAATACTAAAGCGGTTCTTGATATTCTTCCACACATTAATAGTGGTTCTAATTCTGAAATTACATTCGGAAGAGTTGGTGATTCATATATTTCTGGAACCATCGTATCCTCTGCATCTACATTTGTAAGAGTTCATTCATCCGATGCTCTGTCTGTAGGAATTCCTACAGGAACTAAAGCACGCATAAGTGTTTCTAATCCTCCAGTTGGATTTGTTAACGTTAGTGCTTCTTCTACAAGCGTTGGTCTTGAAACTTCAGTCTATCACGTTGGATTTGCAACTATCGTTAATGGACACGTTTCTACTGCCATCTCTGTAACAAATAATTCATCTGCAAGGTTCTATCCTACAAAGTCAATTAGTAACGTTGGATACAGTTCTATCACAGGTATAACGACTGTTACCACATCCACTGCTCATGGACTGACTGAGGGTGAATATATCCAGTTGTCTGGTATCGCATTCACCTGCACTTATGCACCACCAGTAAATGTCTCAGATGTAGATTATAATAATCTGACCGGTGTTACTACCATCACCACTGCAACACCACACCTTTTACAAGTTGGAAAGGGTGTTGTTTTGACAGGTCTTGCGATGACTTGTGGTCTTGATAATGGAGCATCAGAGCACATTTATCCAAGAACAACTGACCCTGCATACTGTGGAGTTCCGGTCATTCAGATTGTCAATTCTACTAAGTTTGTTGTTAATACTGGTCCATCAACTGTTCCAACTTTCTATAAGAACAGTGGAACAATCCAAGGTGCAATTATCAATGCACCAAGGAAGAAGAACAAGTCTACCAGCGGAAATGATTTTGCATCAGGTGGATCTTCAGTAATTGCAGTTCTCTCTCCAACCGAGTTTGTTGTAAATACTGGAACTTCAACCTGTCCTCACTTCTATAACAGATGTGGTAAGGTTAGCAGACCATTGTCTCTGTTTGTTGATGATCCACTTTCATACACCAACATTCCACTTAATTATGTTGGTGCAGCAAACTCAGGACTGAATGGAACTGTTGATATTGTAGTTGGTAATGGTTCTAGTATCGTTGATTTCAGCATCAATAATAAAGGTGTTGGATACAAACCAGGCGAAGTTCTTACTATTCCAACTGGCGGACTTACTGGAATTCCTACGACAGGATCAACCAGTAACTTTAGAAACTTTGAGTTAACAGTTCAGAAGGTATTCTCCGACGAATTCACTGGATGGAGTGTTGGTGTTCTTCAAACACTCGATAGTCCACAAGCTCTCTTTGATGGTGCAACTAGAGCATTTAATCTTTCTCTCGCAGGTGATCAAATTTCTATTAGATCACCAAGAGGTTCTAAAGTTGATGTTGAAAAAGTTCTTATTGTTACCGTCAATGACATTCTTCAAGAACCAGGAAAAGGTTATGAATTCCCAGGTGGTAGTGTAATCAAATTTACAGAACCACCTAAGATTGGTGACACTTGTAAGATTCTCTTCTACAAGGGAACTGGTGATGATACTGACGTTATCTTTAGAGAAGTTATCGAAACTGTCAAGAAGGGTGATACTTTAACTCTTGGATATGATAAATCTTCTGGACAACCTAATACGTTGCAGGAAGAAGCAAGAACAGTTACTAATGTAAACTCCACTGACCAAGTTCAGACATTTGCATACTTTGGTCCAGGAAACACTGAAGATGAAACTCTGGAAAGAAGGATTAAGTGGTGTAGGCAAACTGAAGATAAGATTATTGACGAAAAACGTGTTTCTAAAGATAGAGAACTTTATGAACCACAAATTAATCCATACGCATACATTACCAAGTCAGTTGGTATTGGATCCACGGTGATTTACGTTGATAGAGTAAGACCTTTGTTTAATGCAAGAAATGAAAATGACACTGCATTGACATTCCAAAACAAGTTCAAGTTTGCGTCTCAGTTGGTAACTGTCGGAGCAGCAGGCACTGCTGTTGTAAGTGACACTGGAACTATTTCCTCTATCATTCTCTCTGAGGGTGGTGTTGGATATACTACTGCTACAGTTACAATTGGATCAACTTCTCACCTTGTTCCACACCTTGGACTTACAACTGCACTGGCAAGTCCAGTAATTGGTGCAGGAAATACAATCGCTTCTGTCACTATTAACAATGCTGGAACTGGATACACAAATACAAATCCACCAACTGTCTTGATAAGCGAACCTAGTTATAGTGAAGAAGAAAATCTTTCACAAGATTATGCAGGTGATTCTGGAATTATTGTTGGATTTGGAACCACAACAACTGCTGGTCTTACCACACAATTCGTCTTTGACTTACACATTCCGTTCGAGTCCAAGTTAAGAGATGCTTCTATAGTTGGAACAGCAATAACTCTGAGTGGGTTAGAGCAAAATGATTACTTCATTGTTACTAATTCTAATGTCGGATCTGCAACAACATCCATTACATCACTTGACTCTAGTGATAATACAGTGGGTGTAGGTAAGTCCTTCGTTGATAATGTATATGTTGTTGCACACGCTATAAACATTCAGAGAACAATTCGCTTGGATGCTTCAGGTGTTGGAATTGGAACAACTGTTTGTAGAAGAGTATTTGTTGATGTTAATCAACCAGTATTTGACACCAGTGGTATTGGAACACAATCCGTATCTACTGTTGCTGGATATGGTGACTACAGTTGGGGTAAGATTACAGTTGCCTCAAGAGCAGGATTAAATAGTTTCACTGCATATACTGAAAATGGCGTTCTTGGAATAACCACATCAATGAGAGTAGAAAGAACTGCTCCACTGAAATACAAAAATTACGTCACTTGATGTTTAATAAATAAAAAAAACTCCGTTAAACTGGCGCAAAATGGCTGCAATTATAACTGATCAAATCAGAATTTTGAATGCGAAAAATTTTGTATCTGGAGTTAGTTCCAGTTCAAACGCATACTATTCCTTCATTGGATTACCTAATCCAACAGATTATCAAAGTGATTGGGATTCATCTCCCCCTGCACCAAAAGATAATTTCTCAGAAGAGAACGATTATTGGGATACAATGATCGCTGTAAAGAAGATAAATGGCACTGATGTTAGACAGGTAATTCCTAAGAGAACTTGGTCATCAGGTACAACTTATGACATGTATCGGCATGATTATAGTGTCACCAATACTGCAGCCGTATCCGGTGCCACTAATTTATATTCGGCATTTTATTATGTTTTAAATAGCGACTTTAGAGTTTATATTTGCCTTCAGAACGGAACTAATCCAGACAACCCCAATGGAAGACCATCTCTAGATGAACCAACTTTTAC